TGCCATCCCGGAAGACCGGGCAAGGTTGTCCTGGACACAGCATAATCATACTGTTCTTTCAGAGACTTGAATCGAATTCCCGATTCATGTTTCTGTCCAGGTAACGTAACGGTGAGTACACCAATGGTTAGATCGTTGCCGAGATAGTGTCGGGCAACCTTCAACCGTTCCTTCATTTCGTGGGCTCGCTTTCCAGCCCTACTTCTTTCGCAGGTAGGGCACGCTAGCCAACGGGCACATTTGTGCTTCCACGCCTCGTCTGGTCGTCCCAGCCAAGCCCCTTTACAGATGGCAAGGCCTGTCGCACTGCCCGAACTAAAAGTCGATTGCCCATTCACTGATCGTTCACTCAAAATCGCCATATTTTCTGCTGCCATGTGTGGCTCTAACAAAAAATAACTTTTAGCAAGTTCGGTATACAAACAAGTAAGGTGTAAATTCTCAAGCGAATTTCCACGTTGCGCCGCCCCAGCCATAATCGTCTTTGGCTTGCTCACGCTTTTCCCAGGTATCGTCCCAACGACGTTGGGAATCTCGACGATCCTGTATTGGAGACCTTTCCGGCCCCCCACTACCATTTTTATTTCGAGGGGTCAAACCCTCGATACGGGTAGATGGGGCCCCCCGGAACGAAGACGGTCTCTCTGAAGGAGATGAAATGGAGGTGATATAAACACGTCCATTAATTTCAAAATAACTCACTGAATCCATTCGTTGTCACATCCTTTGCAAATAACATGTAGAACATCCTGATCTTCGATAGCGAAGATATCCAAGTTCTGTGATCCACACCTGGAACAGGGTGGCATCAATACCGCGTCCGACGAGAGGTCTGCTTACGCTTTAGCGGTGCTCGAACAAGTTTCTTAGTTGACTTTTTCTTGTTCGTGTATCGGTAACGCATGAGTTTACCGGCTCGTGTGAAGGTTTTGCCATAGTTGTACTTGGCCATCACGCACACACTCCAGAAGCACGTTCAGCGAGGAACGTTGTGGCTCCGACAAGATGTCCGATCGCAACCAATATGAGATACTCAATTCGATTATTTTTAAGATGGTCAAGGACCACCACAATTTTTGCAGTTGTAGCAATGGCTTCCGTTGTCGCTGGTGTCATAATATCACATCTCCGTCATTGGTTCGCACTCGTATCCACGGTGCATACCTGGTACAAGTGAAACTTGGAGAGTTAAACTCAATCCTGTTCCCTCTGCAGATGCTGCTCCGGTTACGTTAATCAATCCACAAGGAAAATTGCCACCCTTCAAATGAGTGTGTCCGCCAATAGTAGTTCCAGTAACTAGACTGAAATCATGCAATTGCAATGATCCCATTTGATTTGCTCCGCCGGGATACATTGTATCAAGATTTACACCATCGTTCTCAAAGGGATACGGTGCGATGTTGTTCTCAGTTATCATATCATCAATAACTGCAGACGTCTGTTCGATTCCTTCATTAAAAATTGCAGCCATCCAATTTTCAGCAGTACCACCAGAAGTGTCAGCGGCATCGTCAGGAGTGTTAGGATCTGCAATATTTGGCAGACCACGCGAAGCAGCATATCCTTCAATCAAGGATAGTGCATTTAATCCAGAAGCACCGTTACCAGGGTAACTTGCTCCAACAGCGATAAACTCTCGAGAAATAGTTTCACCAATAGTAATTGGTCCAGCAGGATCAGTCAAAGGAATAACGGCCTTCGAAGATTCCCATTCACCAGGTGTTGCAGTTAACACACCCAATGAATATGGCAAAAGATTTGCACCAAAACCAGCAGTATGATGTGTTGCATCAGCATAAATTTTGAAGTCAAGAAATTTAGGACGCACAGATGGTGATTCCATAAGCGCTTCAGAGTTCATACGATTCCATGCACGCATGGACTTTTCCCAAGCATTAGCCATTACCCAGGTATTAGGTAATTTGTTGATGCCAACAATTCCCTTGTTCTCAGCAGCTGACGTAAACTTAAATCCAGCAACAGCCCAGTTGATCCCTTGTCGGTAAAACCGACGATTCACGATAGATGCAACTTGGGACAAATCAATGTATTGATTTCCAACAGCATTTGGTGCAATGGTTGGAATTGAAAATGTCAAAGTCATTACAGAGGGTTCAATTTTATTAGTACGCTTCGAGTAATTTCTCTTCGCCATACCCATCGGGTAAAGTATCAATCTTATATTGATTTCGACCAAAAGGTCTTGATAATCGAGGATTTGTGTACATAAATTCCTCTATTTCACCGAATTTCGACTTAGGAGCCTTAAACGGTTTAGTAACATATGCAACTTTTGATGAGTATTGAATCATCTGATCCAACTCATGCGTTTCTGCATAATCCAACGTATAACGTGGACCATAACCAAGACGGGCTAACGCTACGTTGGTTCTTCCTTTGTTTTCTTTTTTCATGAGCAAGTCATCGCCGTCGACTACGTGTCGGCTGGTCGATTTTAATCGATCCAACGGCACGGCTGCAAAGAACAGAGAATGCATATGAACATTCCACCAACCTTTCTTGTTGTTGTAGGTGAACTCCATAAAATGAGTTCCACCATCTGCACCGAGCCCAGTACCTTCGCTCTTTTTTCCGAACCCAGCATGGTCCGGCTTACCACATAGCAACCTGTTCATGCCCCTCATGGAGTGCCATCCCGGAAGACCGGGCAAGGTTGTCCTGGACACAGCATAATCATACTGTTCTTTCAGAGACTTGAATCGAATTCCCGATTCATGTTTCTGT